TTTTAGGGGTGCATTTTAACAATACTATTATATCATGTCTGATACTCTCTTTTGCTATCATCTTTCAGAATATCGGGGTTTTTTTCTGCAAAATCAAGCAAAGCGGCCCCGTGAATACGGTAAACTTGTGCGATTGAAAAGTTAAGGTCAACAGCAATCTTTTCCCATTTTTCCCCGTTTACATACCGGGCAATCAAAATATTCTGCTGGTCTTTGTCTGAAACATTGCCGATCCGATTGAAGGCATCCTTTTTCATATCAACAAGTTCATCAATCCGGGCATTTATATCATCTTCAAGGGCAATGATCTTCACAACCGTTTCACCTAAAGTATCTTTTGCGCCGGAAGTCTGTACCTTGTCGGGCTTCAGCTCATAGTTTTGGCTGGTCAAGCTGGAACGCAAGGTGTTCACTGTATCTGTC